AGAATCTATGTGGTCTATGGGTAAATATGCACAGTTATATACTCTATTTGGAGAAATCTCAATTGGTTTACCACCAAACTGTAAACTTCTCATAGATGGTAATACCTTTTTGGCATATACCATTTTATATTTTTCTGCAATCTCGTCTTTGATTGCAGGATATCGTTTTTGATGCATTTTCATATTTCGTGTCACTAACTCTTCCCAAGTTTCTCTCCGATTTTCTTCGGGTAGATACTTCGCGTACTTCATATGAACTGTAATTTCTGATAAAATTTGATTAGATATTTCCATAGATTCCTTTATTGTTTTGATTATTTATTTTGAAGTGGTGTTTATAAATACAGATTAAAAACTAATATCCCCCTTCAATTCATTATATTTTTGTAATAAATTTTTTCTTACTAAACTCTCCCCTTTGTTCATGTCTTTTTGAGTTTGTTTACCATCAATGGAGTTGTCATTATATATCTGAATTACACCCGTTGACATATTGGCTTTTGATGGTAGAGTCATACCATCTGGCCCAAACCTATTTTTGATTACATGCCATCTACCAGTTCCTGCCAACTTATCCTCAATCTTCCTACTAAGTGATACCACAAAGTCAGCGGTCATCAACTTTGCAAAAGAACCCGCTATTTTAGTACCTGTAATGATGTCATCATCTGCACCACTTCTATTTATTTGTGATGCTGTAAATATTGGACACTCATACTCCCCACCTAAACCTCTCAGGGATTCCATAATCTCCTCTAATTCTTCGTGTCTCTCTCTTCTACTATTACCCTTTATTAAATCAGCATAATCAATGATTATAATATCAGGTTCTTTATCTTGTAATTTTAGTTTATCCAAACTAGCTTTAACAGAGTTTATTGATGCGGTTTTGGTAGGCCAGTATTTTACTATTAACTCACCCTTTAGGTTTTTAACTTGTCTTGTCACTTCCTCCATATTATATTTCAAATTTGGAACTGGTATACCTGTTAGTACGGCATCATATCTCTGACCCACATAACCTTCGTTCAACTCTAAAGTGTAATGAACAACGGTCTTACCAGCCTTTGCGGCCGCCATACCAACATTTACCAATGCCCAAGACTTACCAATACCAGGTGGTGCAGCGAATATTATTAACTCACCTTTACCAAAACCGCCATCAACTAACTCATCAATTGCATCCCAACCGGTAGGTACAACATTTCTTACAGTTGATTCGTATCTTTCTACGATATCTTTTTTGTAATCGTGTCCTACATTAGTATCTTGACCAGCTTTCATCGCCGAATCAATCTTTGTTTTTATCTCTTCAATCCTACCATCTTGTAGTAAAGTTACAGATTCTAATATTGCATTCTTTACTTCTTGATTTTTACAAAATTCAATTGTCTCAGATTTAACATAATCCAAATCTTCTGAATCTAAACTATTCCAAATTTGTTTAAGATTATCAATAACAGAGACTTTTAGTATGTCTCTACTTACCTTGTCTAATTCAACTTTGAATACATCCAATGTTGGTAACTTTTCATAGTCATCAAAATGAGATGCAAGTGTTCTTAATATCCACTCGTTTGACTCAGAATCAAAATATTCTGGTTTAATTATATCATATACCGTTTTAAAGAATACCTTATCAGACAACAATGCCGATATAATCTTTAATTGGAATGATGTTCCGAATTTACTTCCAAATTTATCCATAAATGTAATATACGAAATAATTATTAGAAAACCAAATTATTTATTGGTTTGTTTTGAATAAGTGTTTAAGTCTGACCAAGTGTTCATTAACCAACTTTCTATGTTTTTAAAAGCGGTGTATAACTTGTCTATCATAAACTCTTTTTTAAACTGAAATGAGTTTAACTGATTTATAGGAGAACTGATAATGTTTCTTACATTGGATTTTATAGAAGAACTAATCTCTGGGTCTGAAAGTTGCATCAATCTATAGTTTAACTCTAATACATCTTTGTTATCCAATATCTTTTTCTTCAATTTTTCATTATCCATTTCAGATACATTTTCCATTAAGGTAATCATATCCAAATTTTCATTCTGTAAGAACAATAACTTATTGACTAATGTTTTAGGGCCTACTCCACGAACACCTGGTATATTATCTGATTTATCACCATCAAATATTCTATAAAACACCAAGTTGTGCGATGGAACTCCAAACAGTTCTTTTACATCATCCTTATATACCATTTTTTTCTTAGTTGGTTGGTATACTGAAATCCTATCATCTACTAATTGTAGAAAATCTTTATCGGATGATACTATTAATACTTCTTTTTTAAAGATGTGTCTTGCTGCATATGCCATTATATCATCTGCCTCAACATAGTCAATGTAACATAAATCCACAGGTAGTAATTCCAAATACTTAATCAACAATCCAAATTGATTTTTCATTGATTGTTGTTGGTCTTCCAAGTCCTCGTAACCAGCTAATCTGTTTACTTTGGTTAGGCCAGTTCTACCTTCCTTGTAACCTTTATACATTTTCTTTCTACGTTGTGAACCACCCTTACCATCAAAAACTACCAATACTCTTGTTGGTTTGTTTTTTCTAATGAGAGCACCGAGAGATAACAGAAAACCTGTTACCCCTCCTACGTGCTCACCATCATCATTTAAAGTCGGAACTGCCCCAAATACTCTAATAAACATATTTAGACCATCTACAATCATAACTTTATCATTTACATCACCATTGGATGTATTAGATAAATTTTCAAACATTTTTTTGTAGTTACTATTCATTACCATCAAATTTAGTTGAATCTATGTTAGCATTACTCTCAGCTTCTTTATACCCTAAGATGTATGCATCACATATCCGATTATATATTTCCTCTTTAAGTTCTGGTCGTGTTTCTAATAGGTTTTCAAAATCTTTGGCTAAGAACTTAATTTCTTCGCCTGTAGTTTCATCAACCCACGTATACCATGCACCACCTTGTTTAACTAATTTATAGGTTTTCATTGTGTTTAACCACGAACCATACCTATCAATACCTCTATCAAAATAGATATCAAAATCAATTGTCCTTAATGGTGGGCCCATTCTGTTTTTAATTACTTGTACTCGTGTCTTAATACCAACAACTTGGTCGATACCGCCAACTTTAGATTTCAGTTGTCCCATTTTCTTTAACCTCAATCTACAACTTGCATGAAACCCTAAGGCCTTTCCACCTGATGTAGTATAAGGGTCTCCAAATGAAACACCCATTCTAACTCTAAGTTGGTTTGTAAAAATAACTAAAATCCTCTCTCTACCAATAAGATTTGTAATCTTTCTCATTGCTTTTGAGATAATAATAGCTTTTTGTGTAGCGTAACCTGCTTGGTCATAATCTGCAGATAACTCAACTTTGGTAGTGGCTGCTGCCACCGAATCTACAACGATAGTTACTAATTTGTCCTTGTCAGATTTTCTGATAGATTCAATAATAGTATCCATTGCATCGAAGATATCCTCAACTGTCTCCAACGGTATGTAAAGTAGTTTAGCAGTATCGACACCCAATGCTGCCAAGAACTCTTGGTTTATTGCATTTTCGGTGTCGATATAAACTGCTAATCCACCTTTCTTTTGACAGTTTGCCAAGGTATGAGCCGCTAATAACGATTTACCACTTGCTTCTAAACCTGTGACCTCTACAATTCGACCAACTGGAAATCCACCGTTTGGTCTGTTTGAGATAGCCAAGTCCAACATATCATCGCCTGTGGATATCCACTCTGTTAAATCAGTTGGTGTCTGTTCAGACCCATCTAAAAAGTAGGCTACTTTCTGTTGTCCTTTAAATTTTTTGTTTAGATTATCAGCAAGGATTGATGATAATTCATCACGACTTGTCTTTGGCATATTTTAATTGTTAAAAAGGTCATCAAATGCATCTTTAACACCAGCAACTTTAGTTCCTGAGTCAGTTGATGTTGTTTCAGAAGTTGGTTGTTTTTCAACCTCACCCTCGTCGGAAACTTTACCAGTCTCTAACCAAGTTTTTAGTGAAGCTTCTAACTCATCATAAGAATACTTTTTAAACAATGTCGGTAATTCAATTTGGTCTTTAATCAACTCCATTACTTTTTTGTCATCTGTAACGGATGTTTGATTTGGTTTAACTCTGATGTAAGTCTCAGGAAAGTTTTTACCCAATTCTTTAGCAGTTTTGAACTCAACTGTAATGTCTCTACCACTTGTTGGGTCTGTTAGGTCACCATAGTCAGGGTCTGCAAAGAATGCAAGAAGTTCTTGATATACAGTTTTACCAAATCCCCAAAATTTAACACCTTCAGATTCCTCACCTCGTACTATAACAGGTACATAAGTTCTCATCTTAGGGAATAATTTTTTTGAGAGATTCCAATCGTCTCTGTTACCAGTTGCTCTTAGTTGTTCTGAGAACTGAATCAATGGGTCTATTTCACCAAATGTTTTAGGTGAGAGAATGTTTTTACCACCAAAGTCATAATGAAAGAATAGTTCAATAAAAGGATTAGATGTGTTGTGAGTGTAAGGTAACATTCTAATCTGTTGTTTACCAGGTTTTGGTTTCCAAAGGTTGTCAGTTTTTTGAACTTTGTTTTGTAGACTGTTAAGTCTGTTACGGATTGCGTTTAAATCAATAGCCATAATGCTCCAATTTTTAATTGTTAGAAAAATATTTAATTAAATATACGAATTATTTTTTAATTATCAAAATTATTTTAATTATTTTTTAATTTTTA